ATGAAGAGATTTAAGGTAACAAACGAAATGTACAAAAACGGTAATGTAGTAGATGCAAGTCGTGATAATTACGCAGGCGATTATGTAACTGCTGAAAGCGAAGCAGAAGCAATCGAACTATACAAAGATTTTCTAATTGAACAAATCAGAAACAACAACCTAAACGCTGAAATCGTTGATGATGAAATTGTTGTAACAGATGATGAAGAAAACGAAGTTGAAAGATTTATCAATTTTGAAATTGAAGATTAATTAAACTTATCCCCTGCCATTCAAATGACAGGGGATATAGAATAAAAGGTGATAATATGGATTGTAAAATAAAACAAGCTCGACTTGCGGCAGGTCTGACGCAGGCGGAATTGTCAAGACGGTTTGAAATCCCTTTAGGTACTCTCGCCCATTGGGAAAAAGGGGACCGTCAACCGCCAGCTTGGGCTGAGAAATTGTTGCTTGACGCAATAAACCGCATAAACGAAAACAAATAAAAAATAGGTGGCACGTAGCCACCTATTTTTTTATCCTATTTATTATACAAGCCGCAACGATATTCACGTACAATGGCACGTAAATCCTTGTAGGACAAACCTAATCTGCCCTGTTCATCGCCCTGTACCGCACCGCAGTCCATAGCCGCCTGCACCGCAGGACGCGCCCACGGTGGCATATTGTCATCATTGAAATCGTAAATCATTGTAGTTTGAACTACATTCACCAACTGTTGGTTGATGTTTTTTAAATCGGCAATTTCCGCCGCCTGTTTATTAATTAACTCTTTCAATTCATTGTACTGTGTCATTGTTAAATCCTCACTTTCTTCGACTATACTCCAATCCGGTGTACAGAATTTTGTCCCCGGTAAATTACTGTTATAATAACTTTTTCTACAAACACCGCCGCCATTCGCAATAATGGTACTACCTCCGTTTGTGTTGCCCTCGATTGTTGTAAAATAATCGCCGTTTACGCTTGTAACAATTCCCGTATGTGTAAATGTTCCGTTGTGTTTGAATATAACAATATCGCCTACTTTTGGATTTGCATTTAATGTGAACAAATTTGCCATTGTAGGACAATACACATACGGATAATGTTTTAATAATTTTTGTGCATTATTTTTTCCAAACGCATTGACAAAACACCACGTTACAAAACACGCGCACCACGGTTGTCCTTGGTATTCGGGTTTAATATCTCGCCAATATTTTGTGTAGTTGGCAGTACCGGCATTTGCTGTCTTGCTGTCTAATTGTGAATTACTTGACTTTTCCAAATAGCCAACCTCTGCATTGGCTATTTGTATCAATTTATCTATCGCCGACATTATCACCACTCCTTTACGGTCATATTCTTCCATTTTTTATATGCGTCAAAATACATCTCATTTTTATCACCGTTATATGTAATTTCGTAATACATTCCGTCCGATACAGTTGTTGACGCCAACGCTTTAAAATTCTGCAATGTCTTACAGCTCCACACGATATATACATCATCTTCGGTGATTTTTTTACCGTCTGTCACATCAACATTATTGTTAAAATAATTTGCAATTAATGTTTTTACTGCATTTATAAAAATTTTATCCGTCATATTCAATCACTCCTTTTCGTTATTTACTTCCGGCAAGCCGGCAACCGACGTCAGCAGCGACAATACGCCTGCCAATGCCGCCGCTGACGCAACCATTACCCAGTTGACGTCACCCAATGCAACAGCAGTGCCAATAGTGGCAACTGCTGTTTGTGCAACTGTTTTTATTGCACGAATACCTGCACATTTAAACCATTCTTTCATTTTTATGTACCTCCTAAAATACTAAAATCCTAACATTTTAACAAAATAACCTATCAAACCGCCCACTATTGCCGTAATAATGGCGGTAACGACTGTTTCGTATCGCTTTGTAGGACGTTTTTCTATTTCGTCCACACGTTCCGTGATGTCATTCACGTCCCCACGCATTGCTTTTGTTTCCGTAGCTATAATGTGGACGCTCTCGGTCAGTTTGTCCAACGTATCAATTCTGTGGTGCGCCGATTTGGTTGACTGCTCAACCGCCGTCAGACGCTCCCACATTTCTTTTTGCTCATTTTCCATATTAGCCCTCCATAATTTCTTTTTTGTCGTCTTCTGTGATAAATCTGGCATTTACAAATGTGTTTAAATCCTTTTCTTTGTAAATGCCCTTTTTGTAATACATTTTAATTAGTCGTTTGTTCATTTGTAATTGCTACCTCCATTTCCGCAATTTTTAATAACAGCATTGCGTTGATTTCATCCTGTGTCAGCTCACCGTTCATAATGGACTGAACATATTGTTTCATATCCGACATACTGTCAAATGTTTTCGCCTGTATCTGTGACAGTTGTTCTGATGTCGGCTGTTTAAATGTGATGCTCGTATGCTGAATTTTTGCGATTTCTACATTCATATCAAAATCTTCTTCGCTTTCAGCAAATTTGCTGTTTACAACACTGCGTTTAATTCGCAGTATGTCGCTGTCAGTTCGTATTCCGTACACCGTGCCGTCAATTTCGACACCGCGTTCATAGAAATACGCTGTTCCGTTTTTCATATAAAATTTGTACAT